AGGCGAGCGCCTCGCGTACAAGCTTCTCGCCCTGGGCCTCGGCCACGGCCTCGGCCGCAACCGCGGCCGAGCTCACCTCCCACGCGCGCTTGCAGCAGTCCGCCACCAGCTCCCACGGGTAGAGCGGTTCGCCGGCGAGGTTCACGAGCCCGTGCCCGATGGCGTGCGCGCGGTAGGCGAATTGCGCCCGCTGGGCGTTCTGCATTTCGGCCTCCAGCGTGCTCACGCTCCATTCGGCGGCCGGCTCGCTGTCCGATTTTTCGCGCGGAGAGAGAGACGGAAAGGAGGGCGCGGGGTCATCCACCTGTCCCCTTTTAAAAAGAATGTCCGATTTGCCCTCGTCTAGGCGAATCTGTTCGGGGTACACGCCGATCGCCATTCGCACGCGCATTGGTGGGCAGCACTGGAGCGCCTCCACCCTGCTCTCGCGCGCCGCGTTGTAGACCTTGGCCCACACGGGGCTCTCGACCATGGGACTGTCCCTGTCGTAGATCTCCATGCGCGTGACGTCGTGGGGGTCGAACCCCTCCTCCAGTAGCCAGCCCTGCCACTGGTCGAACGCCTCGGTGTGCCCGCACAGGGCAGCCCACGATGGGGCGGCCACGTCCACGACCATGAACGGCGGCGGTGTCTTGATGTCCATGAGCCTCACCACTCTTGGGATGTACGTAGGGGCTCAGCCAGTAGCCGAGCCCCCCTCTCTTGGTTGCACTTGCGTGGCTGCCCATCGGCGCCCACGCATTCGGGGCATGGGGCGTTGCTGCCGTGGGCAGGCCTCATGCCGTGCGGGTCGATGGGCTGGTCTGGGTCTACGGCCAGAGGGATCACGTGATCTGCTTCGCCGGCGCCCTCGTGTCCGCAGATGTGGCAGACACGCCCGTAGATCTGGAACATGATCCGTTTAGCGCGCTGATAGGGCCTACCGGAACGGTGGCGGTTGATCCGCACGTCTCATCAACAGTCGAGCGCTGCGGCCAGGAGGCTGGCGACCGCAACGGCGGCGAGCACGCCGGCCGCGGCCCGTAGCCGCGGCGCGGGCCTGGCGTAGCTCAGCTCTACCAGGAGGAGAGCGAGCAGGCCCGCTACCCCAGAGACGACCGGGGGCCAGGAGGACAAGCCCAGCATGGCCACCACCCCCTGACCCCCGGTCTTTTAGGGTGCAATGTTCCGTCTTGTGGGGAAAGACCGGAACACCCCTGAACACGACAAAGGGCCCCACCGAAGCGAGGCCCTTTTGGGACAGGTCTACCTAAGGCATCCTGTCTGTCAGTTATTCAGCTTACCAGCGAGGTTCCAGGAAAGCGCCATGACCAGCGCGTATTTCCGGGAACGCGTTCGATTCTTGACGTAATCGGTTGGGGCGTCATTTGCCCTCGGCCGAGGGCGGGCGCCGCATCGCTCGGCATTCCTCGGCGTGGCGCTGCGCTACGGCCTGGAGGCGGTAGCGCAGCGCGTTGTACTGAGGGGCTCTCGTCAGCTTGGGGTTATAGGTGAACGTGTCCTCAAGGTCTTCCCCCCACGAGCAGCCTGTGCCAGTGCACCGGGCGGATAGCCGGTGCGTCTCGTACCCGTCGCGGGCGCGCGTCACCTCGTCGACGACCTCGGCGGCGGCCCACCCCGGGGTCAGCGCGCGGTAGACGACGCCCTCGGGCCATGGCTCGGCCAGGATGGCGGGGATCGGCGAGTGGTACGTCTCCATGTCGTGCATGATCGTTCCTCCAGGTCAGCAGAACGGGTCGCCACTCACAGGCGCCACGCCTCGCGGTAGTCCTCATGGCCGGTGTACGGAAGGGCCAACATGCGCAGGGCGTCACGTAGTGCTGATTGCGCCCCGGTCGTCATGTCCATCGCGCGCGTGTGATCCACGGCAGGCCCATGGCTGCTCACGAACTCGTATCTGGTGAGTATCCGCCGCTTGGCCTCGACCTCGCGCAGCACCCGGGCCGGATCGTGGCGGGCGATGTGGTTCCCGACCGGGGCGGGCACATCCCCGTCCCAGGGGGCAACCGCGACGTAGGTGATGCCGCCCGGATAGCCGGTCTGCTCGGCGATGACGTCGCTACCGCTGTACTCCCAGACCGGGTTGCCGGTCTCCTCTGCGGCGGCGCGAGCAGCCTGCTCGTCCTCGTCGAGCCGCGCCTTCAGGAACGCGAGAAGGTCAACCATCACAGCCCCACGTTCCTCATCGCGTTGTCGCGCCACCTGTCCACAGCTCGGATGTAGCCGAGCACCACCGGGGACTTGGGGTCCCACCGGCCGTGCCTGGCGATGGTGGCCACGGGCACGCCGGCGGCGTACGCCACGGTGGCGCCGCCGGCCCGTAGGCCGTGCGCGGTGTAGAGCTCGGCGTTGGGCAGCTCGGCTGCGGTCGCCAGGCCCTTGAGGATGACGTTGACCGCGTTGCCGGACAGTGACGCCCCGATGTTGCCGTGGCGGTCGATCCGGCGGAGGAGGCGCCCATCGGTCTCGCCGTGCTCGGCCAGGACGGCTACCCATTCGCGCCAGGCGGCCACGGGGTTCGTGAGCGGGTGCGTGCCGGCGGGGATGGCGATGGTCTCGCCGCGCGCGTCGCGGTCGGTCTTGCTGGCGCGGATGGTGACCTCCAGCCCTTCGGCGGTCTCGGTGACGTCGCCGAGGTTGAGCGCGACCAGCTCGCTACGACGGCCCATGAGCGCGAGGCCGAGCACGAGCAGGAGGCGGTCACGCAACCCGCGCGGCGTGGCCAGGTCGCACGTCTCGATCATCTTCCGGAGTTCGGGGATCAGGACCGGCGGCGCCTTGCGCTGGTTGGCCTGCCCGTCGTCGGCGCGCTCGCGCCTGTAGCCCTTCAGCACGTCGCGTGCGTCGTGCGCGGGCGGGGTGTTGTTGTGGCCTTTGATCCGGTGGGCGACTCGCACGGTGGCTATGGCCTGGTCGATGGTGGCGGGTGATAGGCCCTCCTCGCACAGGTGCGCCACGTACTCGGCGAGCGTCTCGCCGGTGGCTACGAAGGGTGTGCGGCGGTGGCGGTTGCACCAGGTGAGGAAGTCTCGCCATTGTCGGTCGTAGGCGCGTGTGGTGTTGGGTCGGCGTGCCTCGGCGAGGCGCCGGCGGGTGACCGGCGACAGGAACAGGTCTCGCTCGGCTTGCACGTCGATCTCTGCCGCGTCGAGCGTCTCCAGCTCAGTCCCGTTCATCGGCGCCGTCCTTCCTTGCGGCGGCGCTTCGCACGGCCCGCGCCATGGCGCTGCTCAAGCCCACTTGCATATCGGCCATCTGCGAGCCGAAGCCGGCGAGCATGGCCAGAATGCGGGCGCGCGGGTCGGGGCACGTCGGTGCGTGGTCTGACTGGAGCTTGGACGGCGATACGACGGCGAGCCACGGCAGCCCAACGTCGAGCCGCTCCCCGCAGTAGACGCACCGGATCGCAGGTCCTAGGAGTGCACGAAGGCGTAGACGTAGGCGTGTGATCATTTCTCCCCCAGGATGTCGTCGAGATGGGCCTTGATCCGCTCGGCGAAATGCAGCCCTTGGTCTTTGGTCATGGGCAGCAGATCGGTTGCCGCTTTCACGCGGTCGTAGTACTGGGCGTCGGTCATCCCCCGGTAGTCCTCGGCGATCGTCTCCATGAGGTTGGCGAACCGGTCGCGGTGCTTTCCGGCGCCGAGGAACAGGTCTGCGAAGTCCCACATGCGTCGGCCGAACGCTGCCGCGGGCGTGCGCGGCCGAGGAGGTGGCGCGGCCTCCTCGGGCTGGACTCGGCGAACGGGCCCGGTGGTCACCGGATGTCGCCCGTACGGTGCTGGTCGGCGAGCGTCTCGGCGGGAGTGTCCGGCAGCGGCGACGCCGAGGGCGGCTCGTACTCGACGCCCTCGGCCTCGGCGATGGCGCGGCCCGCGGCCTCGGTGAAGGTGGCACCCTGCCCCACCCCGGCATACAGCTTGGACGGCCAGTTGTAGAACATGACCGCATAGAACTTGCCGCTGTCCAGGACGGTCACCTCGAATACGGTCCCCGGTGCGATGTCACCGGCGCGTAGCTCGGTCATGATCGGTGGTCCTCCTCGATGTGGCGGATCTCGTCGGCGGTGCGGAAGCACGCGGGGTAGAGCAGCCCGCCAGGGTCCTCGAGGTCAGGCACGGCCAGGTCGTCACGCCCGTCGACGACCACATGCCACTCTTGCTCGCCGGTCCCGGGGTGGCACTGGCCGAGGATCGTGCCCGGGAGCCATGGCCAGATGTCGCGCGGGGCGCCGTCCTTCAGGGGGTAGCGCACCAGGACCGGCGACTCGTCGGGGAAGCGTCCGTCGTTCTCGGCGTACGTGCTCACACGGTCCCCCTCTGGAGCTGCTCTGTCCACAGGAAGTTGTCGGCGAGCTGCTCGACGATGCGGCGCCGCTCGGCCTCGTCAGTCACGCCCTCCAGGCGGGCAGCGCAGATCGAGCGCGCCGAGGTGGGGGCGCGGTCACACGGGCAGTCCGCGATGGCGGCCCTGATCTCGTGGTCGCTCTCGCTGGTGCGGCCGAGGCAGCCCATCATGCTCAGCTTCCCTACCGCGCACAGTCGGCGGGTGCAGCACGAGCAGTCGGGGCATGCGTCGGGGGCGGGCGTCTCGTAGATCGGGCCGAACGGCTCGGCGTAGGCGTACTCATCGGTCATGCGTCACACTCCAATGCGATCTTGTCGAGTGCGGGCGCGTGCCCGCGGTCCTTCACCCACATGGCGCCGCCCTGGACTACCACCTCGGCGCCCTCGGCCCAACCGCGAAGCTCGAACGTCTCGGCCGCGTCGGGCGCGAACTCGCCGGCCTCGGGGAACTCCTCCAGCAGGACCGCGCGGCAGACGGCGCACTCCTGGCGAATCCCGCCGAGGCCGAGTTGCACGGGTCCCGCGATGTGGATGGTGGGGACGATCATGCCGCGTTCTCCGTTCTGGCCGGTAGCCACCGGCCACCCCGCAACGTGCGCGGGTCCCTGGGGAGCTCCATCTCAGAGAACCGCTCCACCTTGCGGCCACCCCCCGGGTAGATGCCGGGGAGCTCCATCGTGGTGGAGCGCGGCGCCGGCGGGAGGCTGGACAGCATCCGCTCACGCCAGGCCAGCGCGTAGACCGGGCAGCTTGAGCACGTCTTACCGCCGCGCGGGTGGGTGTGCTCGGGAACCTCGATGTAGAGGTCATCGGCGTTCCGGCGGGCGTTCGTCGACCACGCCCCGGAGTCAGCCGAGTCGAGCAGGTGGCCATGGCGGCGTAGGCCGAGCGTCTTCACGCCGAACCCGTGCATCCGTAGGCCGAGGCTTGCCAGCGCCGAGAGCACTCGCCCAATCTCGGGCGTCGACTGCATGCGGCAAACCGATCCAACGCTGACCATGGGCGCCTCGGTCAAGTCGATGCCGTACCGGGCGTAGTCGTCGACGTGGCGGAGGTAGGCGTCCCGGCTGTCGCCCTGGAGCGGCGGCACGAACAGCGACTCGCCTCGGGGCGCCGACTCCAGGTAGCGAACGGTCAAGTAGTTCTCGATGCTCAACCGCTGGTGGTCCCTGACCGAGCGGCCCGAGCTGGCGAGCGCGGGCGCCTCACACATCCAGTCCTGGGCGGCTGCCCACCGGAGATTGCCGATCTCCTCGGCGTAGCGCTTGACCGCGCGCACGTAGGACTGTTCCGAGCCCCACGGGTAACGGCCGTTCTGCGTGATCTGGTTGAATCCTCCAGAGTCCAAGATCCACGGTGCGCGGGCGCGAGGCAGGGCGCCCTTGAGCCTGGCCAGCCGCGGGTAGGCGACGCACAGCGGCACGCTGACGTCCTCCCGAGCCAGCCAGGAGGGTTCGTTGGTGCCAAGGAAGAACTCGATCACGACGCGACATCCATGTCTGCCCAGAGAGCAGGCTGCACATAGCAGGGGCTTGACCCCATCGGCGCGGCCGAGGCTGTGGCGTGGCAGTCGCACGAGCAGCGCCACCGGCATACGCGGTCAGCGAGCCACACCATCGGGTGCGATTCCCGGAACCCGGCGGCGTGAAGCACTCGCCCTGCCTTGTCCGTGACGTGGGTCTCAGGGAATGCCACGGCCTCGGGCTGCGTACATTCGGCGCAACTTCCGTGCAAGCACCAGGTAGACGGCCCATAGGCACACGGGCACACGTCGATGGGGGCAAGGGCGCTCGCCATGGGCTTGGTCCACACGTGCTGACGGACCCAAGCAGCCTCGTCCGGGGTCATCGTCCGGCCTCCAGGGTGACGGGCGCCGAAACGGTGATGTCCGGGCGGGGCATGATGGCGCCGAGCGCGAGCCCGAGCGCCGCGGCGAGCGCGGCCCGCGCGGTCACGTCGACCGCGCGAGCCATGAAGCTGGTCACGTGTTCGCCCAGTCACCGGCGAGCCGGTCGGCCTGCCCCTGGAGGTATCCGGTCTGGTGCTGAATCCAGTTCACCTCAGCGACACCATCGGCGCCCCCAGGAAGGTCGAGCAGGTCGCTCAGTGCTCGGGCGACCGCGTTGACGGTGGCCAGGCGGGTAAGGAGCTGCTCGCGGTCCTCGCCCTTCTGGACGGTGGTGATGCGGCCGAGCTGCTCCAGCAGGGCGGTTACGTCCTCGGTGCTGTGGGTCTGCTCGCTCACTTGCCCCCCCAGATCTCGCCGAGGGCGTCGTCCATCGCGTCGCAGGACACGCAGTCGCAAAACGGCGGGTGCGACAGGTAGATGTCCGTGAGGGCAGGGCGGATGTGCTCGGCCAGCTCGGCCTTCCGGCGGGCACTCACCTCGTTGAGGGCCTCGGCCCGCGCCGTGGCGTCCTGCAACGGGCGCAGACCCTCCTCGGTGCGCGTCCGGTCCTCCTCCGTGTCGTAAACGACCCAGGAGGCCCCCTTGTATTCGCCGGTCGCCCGGTCCACATTCGGCCGGATGACCGGCACGAAGCGCTTGTCGTGGCGCATGACGCTCACTGCGGCTCCCCTCTTCCTGTTCGGCGGACTTGCTCTCTGAAGGTACCACGCGAGTGGAGGTTCTGACAAGCGATAAGTAAGCTTATCGCAGCTCAGCGTGTCGCGGATGTATCCGCGGGCGCCGAAGACCTGAGGCCCCAACTTCTCGATAAACGGGGTCGCTTATTCCATCGATGCCTGCTAGATTAAGCGGCATCGGAAAACCGCACGATGCCCAGGAGGCAACCATGGCTCGCATCAACATCTACTCCCGCGACGAGTTCGACGGCTCCACCCGGCTCGGGTGGTACGACCCGGACTCCTGCGTTGAGTCGATCGACGAGAACAAGGAGTGGGACGGAAACAACCACCGCGGCGTCATCTCGGGCGGCCAGGTCGGATACGAGATGCTCTACCGGACTCGGGGCGGGCGCTGGGTCCGGTACTACAACTTCCGGAACGAGTTCAACGGCCCCGAGTTCTCCGAGTTCCTCGACCCCGAGCAAGCCCAGGATTGGCTACTGCGCAACGGGTCTGACGAGATCGCCGAAAAGTACTTCGGCGAGATCGAAGACGAGCGCGGCCCCGGGCGGCCGAGCATCGGCGACCCGACCAAGATTCGGCTCAGCGACGAGCAGCGCGACAAGCTCGGCCGCATCGCCCGAGACGGCGAGAGCCTCGCGGCCACGATCCGGCGGCTGATCGATGAGGCGCCCGAGGGCTGACCGCCCGGACATACGAGAGGGCCCCCGCTGCCGTAGAGCGGGGGCCCTCTCGTATTCCCCGCCGAGGCGAGGCCGACGACCGACTGAAACGGAACTACGGACCATCCCCGCCGAGGCGGGGCGCCCATCCCTCCAGGGATGATGATGCCCCGACAGTACATCGCGGACGGCCCGCGCGTCACCGTGTCAGTAGCGGTGCTCGGTCCGGATCTTGCGCTTGACGATCAGCCGGAAGACCCACAGCGGCCCCCACACCAGCACGCCCCAGAGCCCACACGTGACGATCGTGAGCATCAGGTGGAACATGTGCGACCGACCGGATAGACCGCGCTCCCGGCGAACGCTCTCGCGCGGCGCCGGCGGCTCTGGATAGCTCACGTGGACCCCTTTCGTAAGTCACGCCCAGGCTACGACACGTGACCCTCTGCGATCCCCCGGACCGGGGATGCCTGCCGAGCAGACAGCGGGCGCTGACTCTCCTGACAGCCCCGCCGAACACCCCGCCGGCGGGCCTGCCGAGGAGTACCGTTCGACGTGTCCAGGTCTGTCTGAACGTCGGGACCGATCCCAGGGACACGAGTAGCCCCCGGTGCCAATCGCTGGTGCACCGGGGGCGTCCCTATGTCCGGGGGCGGTCAGGTCTTGCGGCGGTGCTCGTGCTTCCGAGCGGCCTCACACGCGAACACCTCGGCCGCGGCGAACAGTTTCTCGCGGCCACGGTGGTCGGCCACGTGCAGCACGCCACGGCGGACCCAGTTGTAGATGGCATCGCGGGTCAGGCCCACCAGCGCGGCGGCCTCGGCCGCGGTCACCAGAACGAGGTCAGGCGGCGTCGCCATCGGCCACCCCCCGCAGCTTGGCCCGCTCGGCGGCGTACACGCCGGCCACCATCCCAGGCAGGATGCCGAGCACCAGCGGCGCCAGCAGCGGCAACCGGTCCTCGCGCGACAGGCGCTCCAGGCGCGAGAGACAGTCGAGCAGGACCGGCCCCACCAGGTTGGCCATGGTCGGCGCGAGCAGCTCGGCCAGCTCGTCCACGTCGATGTCCACATCTCGCGTGCGGTGCACCCGATCGAGAATCTCCGTCACCTCGGCCAGCTCGCGCCCGGTGTCGGCGGCCACCCGCGCGGCCAGGATCGGGAGGACCTCCCCCCACGGCGCGCTCACGCGCCCACCCGCAGCTCGGCCATTGCCTCGTCGTCGTACCCCCAGACATGGCGGCGCGAGCCCGCGCACGCGCACCCCTCGGGCGGGCACGGGCACCCCGGGTTGATGCACATCACCACCTCGCGCTCAGGCCACGCCCGCAGCGACCGCGCGCGGCAGATCGGGCAGCGGCCGAGCAGCCGCACCACCGGCTCAACATCGCCGATCGCGCGAGCGGCCCGCCGAGCCATCCGGCCGGCGTCTGCGGCTACGTGCTCGATCCACGGCCCGTGCGCCTCCAGGCGGCCGAGCAGACCGATCAGCCGGCCTACCCGCTCGACCGCCTCGACGCCCTGGAGCGGCGTGAGCCCCAGCCACCCGCACGCCTCGGCCTCCAGGACCTTGATGCCATGCAGGATGTAGCGCTCCGAATCGAGCACGGACAGCACCACCGGCGCGGGGCTCTCCCCCATCGGCTTGATACCGCGCGCAGCGTTCGCGTCCCGCTCGGCCCGCTCCGACCTGACCAGGGAATCCAGCGCGGCCAGCGCACGGGCGCCCAGGCCCGGCGTGCTGGAGCGTCTGGCGTTGCCGGGTATCAGGGCCTCGCGGAGATGCGGGAGATTCTCGCGGAGATCAGATAGAGCCCTGTACGCCCTATCGGCGGCGGTCTGTGACAACGTGTGTCCCCCTTCCGGGAACGGTCCAGGGTGTCGCCGTCGACACCCCAAAGCGCGTGCCGCTCAGATTGGCCGGCCCGATGCCCTTTACATCGTAAAGGCGCGTACCCGGAAGACCCGTTCTGAGCTGGACTTTCACCGATGTTGTTCTGCTACCGATCTTACACCCGAATGGCACTATCAGAGTGGTACAAACCCGCTCTGACCTGCCCCTATCGGCCCCCGAGGGATAACGTGCGTACCCGCTCCGACTCCCGATCACCCGCAGAGGTTCTGACCCGTAGCGGATCTGTAACCCAACACCGCTCTTGACCGCGAGTAGGGCCCCGCCGAGTCAGAGACCCGCACGCGAGCCAACGTTGGCCGGCGGTGAGGAACGAACCGCCGGGCGCCCGATCGGCCCACCACCCGCCGGCCCCCAGAACCACCGCAAACGCCCCATTGCCGCACTCGGCGGGGCCCCAGGGGTTTGGCTCGGGGTTTGTCAGGGGTTTGGCTGAGACCAAACCCCTCCCCGTTTCCGCTGGTCAGAGCGTCGCGGAGGGTCGCCAGGGGTTTAAGGGGTTTGGGTGCCAGCATCCGCACGGGTGCGCGTGTGTGCGCGCGTGTGTGCGTGCGCGCGTACGTGTAGGACTAGAGATTAAACCCCTTAAACCCCTGAATGATCTTGGATAGGCCTTTGACCTGCTGTTTTGCTTCCTTAGTTTGGCGAAAAGATCTTGAAATAAACCCCTGTTAAACCCCTGACCAAACCCCTAAACCCCTGACCGCACCCGCCGGCGGACCCCGGACGCACGGAAAGGCCCCCGTCCGCGCTGTGCGAACGAGGGCCTATGGGACGTTTGGTCTACGGCGTGACCTTCTCCACCTTCCACTGCCAGGTGTTCTCAACCTGAGTGTCGGAACGCCTCAGCTTGTACCCGGAGTAGATCCGGTCTCGGCGGGCGGCCAGGTACCGGCCGAGCCCCTTCGCGGTGTAGAGGATCGTCTGCCCCCTCTCCTCCTTAGACAGGAAGTCGCCCCCCCACGGGTCGTGCGTGTGCCCGCCGAAGTGGTCGATCTGCGCCGACGCCACCAGCTCTTTCGTGGTAACCCACCGGTCGGGGAACTTCTCGGCCCACTTGACGATGAACGCGGCGGTGGTGGTCTCGCCGTCGTCGGCGCCTACGGTCAGCTCGGTGGCGTTGGCCAGGAATCCGTCGATGCCGAGGAACGCCACCAGCCCCCCCATGGTCTGGGCCCAGCGGGTGAAGTTCCGCATCGGGCGTTCGGCGAGCGGCGCCCCCTCGACGAGCCAGGCCCGCGCGAGCACCAGCAGCGACGACAGGATGCGCGCTCGGTTCTCGTCGCGGCCGAGCCACTGCCAGATGTCCTCTTGGATGTGGAACCCGGTGCGTTCCTCGGGCCTCTCCATCTGTGGGTCAAGGCGGGTGAGGACCGAGCGTGAGGCGATGTCTCCGCCTACGGTGATGTTGTTGCCGGTGGCGATCCATAGCCTGTCGTTGATGCACGTCACTCGGTCGGTGACGCCGAGCACGCGCTTGGACCAGTCCCGGGAGGTGAGCAGCGCCGAGAGGCTGCCGTGGGCAATGGTGTCGGTGACCTCGACGTTGTCCCACAGCACCACGGGCTCTGTCGTGTCCCTCAAGATGCCGGTCACGTCCTTCTCGAACTCTTCCTGACGCCTGGCCCACACGGTCTTGTGCATGCCGTAGGCGGCCTCGATGATCTCGGCGAGCAGCGACTTACCCGAGGATCGGGTGGCCGCGCTGATCAGCCCGAGCGGCGCCAGGCCCCCGATGTAGAGCCTGAGCAGGGGCGTGAACAGCAACGCCACGTAGTTGGCGCGGCTCGCGGGGCTGTCCCACGGGAAGTCAGCGAGCAGCTCGCCGAACAGGAACCGCTTGGCCTGCTCGATCTGCTCGCCGCTGGGCTGCTCGGGCACTTTGGGCACGTCGTAGCTCGGCCAGTAGTACAGCTTGGTGGCCGGGTCGTAGCCCCTGGTGGTACCGATCGTCCCGTCAGGCCTGACGATAGGCATTGTCACGACGCCAGCGAGCTGGCGAACGCCCCGCCACTCGTGCGCGGCGAGTGCCGCGCGGGCGGTCGACACCGAGGGCAGGCCCGAGGACTCCACCACCTTGGGCGGCTCTCCCTCTTTCTTGCTCGGGATCACCTTCACCCGATAGCAGTAGGTGTGCTCGGCGAGCAGGCGCCGCAACCGGTCGGACTCGACCGGCGGCACGACCAGCTTGGGCCCGGTGCCGGGATCGACCTCGGCCACCTCGACCACCTGACCGCCTTTGAGGTAGAGACCCGGGATGCTGGTGCCGTCGTCGATGGCCCTTGCAATCGCCACCACGGCCTCATCCTCGTTCGTGATGTCGATCTGGCATGTCCGCATGGAGCCGGGAAGCCGCTCCCCGCCCGCGTCTGCCGCTCCCTGCACGATCTCGTCAGCACTGGTCATCGGGCACCGGCCCGGACCTGGCGCGGCTTGCGGAATCCCGCGGTCAGCCCGGATCGTATGGTCGCCTCAACCTGCCGTTCGCCGTCGTCGTTCATGAGGCCCACGGCCTCGGCCGCGGCCCGTAGCGCCTGCTCCACCGTCTCCTGGCCGATCAGCCCGGCGGCCACCATCTGACCGAGGGCGTAGGCCGAGCGGTTGAGCTGATCGTTGCGGCCCGGCTTGCCCTTCTCGCCCACGGGCGCGTCGAGAATGCGTTGCACCTCGCCCTGGAGCGCGGTGAGCGCGTAGCGGCTGGTGGTGACGGTGATGCGCTTCATGGGGCGTACGACCGTGGGCGGGTCGAGCAGCTCGACAATCCAGCCGGGCAGGTCCCTGATCGGTATGTCGCGCGCGATGGTGTACGGCGTGCCGTCAACCACGCTGCCGGGCGCGACGACGTAACCGCCGTTGCTGCCCTTGCCAGGCCCGCGGGTGTCGATCCCGGCGCCGAGCTTGCCCGAGCTGTTGCCCAAGGCGCGCTCCCGGGGCGCCCGGAAATACAGGTGCAGCCCTCCGCTGGGCGTGCGCACGGTGAGTGTCCCTGGCCACTCCTGGCGCTGCTCGGCGCACAGGGCCCGGAATGCCTCGATGCCGTCCGCGTCGGCGTGGTGCCGGTCGAGATCGACCACCAGCAGCCCGTTGGCCTTACACCCCACGCCGATGTTGTCGCCGTCTGTCCAGCACCGCGCGATTACCTCGGTATCGGCCACGCACCGGTTGGGCCAGTTGGGCAGGGTGGGAACCTTGGCGCCAGGGGGGAGCGGGAACACGGCGAGTCCCCGGGCAATCACGGGTAGTGGGTTGGGTGAGAATTCCCTACCCTGCCGCCGGGATTCGTCAGCTTCTTTACCAACTGGGCTAACATCGTGGTGGTTCACGGCTGCTCCGTTCTTGGTCGTCCGGGGTGGCGGGTCTGAGCGAATCGGGGTCGGGCGGTGTAGGAGTCGCCCGGCCCTTCGCTCTGTCTACGGGTGGTTTAGAGCGCCGTGGGCGGTCGCTGAAACAGCATGTCGATGGTGCATCCGAAGATCTTGGCGATCCCGGGTAGGTGCTCGATTTGCGGTGATCGGCCGCCGTCCCAGTAGGACACGGTGTTCGTGCCGACTCCGAGGGCCTCGGCCACCTCGCGCTGTGTCCGGCCGGCGTGTAGGCGCCAGGCCTTGAAATGGATCACGTTTCGTGAGCTGGCCCGGGGTTTTCCGGCCATGGTGTCCTCCCCTTAGCGTCCATCCGAATGGTTCCGCTTGGATGGTACCACCGTGTTGGGAAAGTTGACCATGGGCGCCGCGCCCGCGACATGGGAAAAGCCCTGCCCGGGGTTCATGGGCAGGGCTTACTTGTGGGGTGCGCGCAGAGATCGACAGCACGGATTGTGTCGTGCCGGTGGCGCGCTCAGGGCGGGCGCTTGCTACTCTCGTCAAAGGACCTCACCTATCTCACTTGCCGGTGCGTGGTGGAGTTCTCATTGGGGCCCGTGCCAGGTGGGGATCTGGCAGCGGGCCCCCAGCATTTCCCCGATGCGCCTGGCGTGGCGCCCGAGGTTGTCAAGGTCTCCCGCGCCGCGAGCGGCGGGGATATGGGATCGACAGTACCCCTCCCGCGCCCCGATCGGGGAGTGCAAACGCGGCGGTCGGTGGCGATGTCGTGACCGCCAGTGATCATGCTAGGGCACGAGAAAGCCCCGCCGGCGAATCCGTTCGCTGGCGGGGCTTTCTCTGTGTTCTACGTCGTGGCGGGAGCGCTCTTAGCCGGCGGGTGGATTACCTGACTTACCCTGCTCTTGGTCATGCCGACCCGCTCGGCCACGGCGCTCAGCGCGCCGCGCACAGCTACGGGGCGCCCCTGATAGACCAGCTCGATCAGGTCTTCTCGGCGCATCTCGACCAGCTTTTCACGTAGCGAGTCCATCGCCGCAAGCGTGCTGTTCACCTGGCGTACTCGCTCAACCGGATCTGCGATATGGGCATGCTCGGCCGCGCTGGCGTCCGGATCAATGATCTTCACGGGCCCCCCTTCCTGACTTAGACGATCTCCGGCGTGGCCTCAGCGTAGCACTCGGCCGCCACTTCGGTAATGGGGCTTGACAAGTTTGTTTAGGCCCCTTAACGTCGATCGCACAGGGCAGCGCATAGGCCCTGACCAGGAAGAACAAGCAGGGGGAACCATGATGATCGACTTCTTCTCTTCGGGTGGCGACTACAGCCCGGTGGCGGTGCTCGCGCTGGGCGTTTTCGTGTCGGCGCTCGTGGCTCTGGCCGTTACGTACTGGCGCGGATAGCAGCCGTTCATCAACCCGTCCCCCCATCCCAGACCAGAAAGGACGCCCCATGGACGTCATCAACATGATCGCCGACATTATCCGCGCGGTCCTCAGCTGGGGGTTCGCCCCGATCATTCTCGCGGCGCTCGTGGTCGTCGGCCTCGGAGTGGTTTTCGTCCGGTCGACGGCCATCCCGGGGGTCTGGGGTGCCCGCCGGACCCGCCGGAAGATGCGGCGCGACGGTCGCCGTCAGCTCCGCTCGGCTCTCCGCTTCTCGCGCGAGAACCCCTCCCGATAGGCGCGAGCCCCCGACCTGTCGCATAGGTCGGGGGCCCGCTCATCAACCACTCGATCCCAGGCAAGGAAGAGAGGCGTCTCCAATGTACGGCAAGAGCAAGGGCTCCACCGGTCGCTCGGGCGGCGGGAACGGCGGGTTTCTGCTGCCGCAGACCGGCGTCAAGTACCGCCCGATCAAGAACTGCCCGCATGGCTGGCCGAGCAGCAACGGCCAGTGCTCGGGGCGGCACTGATGATCGGCGAGATCACGTTGTTCGGGGAGCCCTCCCCCGAGCAGGCGCCGACCGCTATCGAGGGCGTGTCCTGGTCACGCGTGACCAGCTCGGCCAAGTGCGCCACGTGCGTGGCCGAGCTGGTCGCCACCAACGGCGCGGCGCCGGTCGCCAGGACCGCGCGGTTCCGGCGCCGGACCGCCACCACAGACGCGCTGCTCTGCTACGAGCACGCCCAGCCCCAGCGGCACGCCGATGGCCTGCCCGAGTTCCGCGCTCCGCGCGGGTGACGCGCATGGAACGGAAGGTCTACGTGATCACTGACGCGCCCGTGCGCGAGCGCGTCAGGGTCACACTCGCGCACCTGCTCAGGCCCACCGGCCTCATAGCCATGATCGCGGCACCGCTGTGGGCGGTTGCCTCGGTCCCGCTGGGCCTCCTGCTCGGCTGGCACCCGCTGATCCTTTTCGCCGCAGTCGTGGTCGGCTCGCCGGTCTTCATCCACCTGACTGACCTGCTCGCGGCCCGTCTCGGCCTGCCCCCTCTGGGCTGGGTGGCATCCCAGGCCCTCGGGCGGTCCGTGCCGGTCGATAACCAGAAGGAGAACGACATCCATGGCTGACACCCCGAGCAAGGGAACCCGTATCCCCGAGCTGGCAGCGATCGAGCTCAAGTCGACCACCGCGCTCAAGCGGTACACGGAGGAGTCTCGCCGCCTGGCGAAGGATTTCGCGGCCGAGTTGGAGATGGCCGCACTTGAGATCGAGGCAATCCTGACCTCCACCGGCCAGGGAAACCCGCTCCTGCTCAACTGGGACAACAAGCTACGCGCTCGGCGCGTGGCGGTCCGGGCGGCCCGAGCGGCGGACCTCCAGCGAGGCGTCGGGGTCGAGATGACCCGCCTCTGGCACGACTTCCTGCTGGCGTACGCGCCGCTTCTCCAAAAGCACAAGACGCCGGCGAAGACGTTCGACTTCGAGAGCTGAAACTGAGCCATCCCATCCGCCCGGAGGAGAGTCGCATGGGCAGCAAGACCGCAAGAACATCGAACGCCCAACTGGCGATCGAGGGCGGCGTGGTGACAGACAACGTGCTGGCACGGCAGGTCGCCAAGGGCGTGGCTTCGGCGGCGCCTCACACCGTGCCGTGGGTCCTCGCCGCGGGGATGATCCCCGTGGGCGCGGCCACTCACGCCTGGTGGGGCGCCCCCGTGGCGCTGCCGTGGGCGTCGGCTGGCCTCGCGCTGAGCGGCGCCGCGGTGAGCGGCGTTGCGTGGGCGGTGTCCCGCTACCGCAAGCACGTGCTCGGCCGCGTGCAGACCACGGCCACGGCGGTGGTGGCGTCCGGGTGGCTGCTCGCGGCCACGATCACGGGCCCCACCTCGCGGCCCACGCTCGACATCGGGATGTGGCTCGGCGGCACGCTCGCGGCGTGCTGGAACGTCCGCAACGTGGTGCGCTTGGCGGCCGATCCCGACGAGACGACGCTGACGCCGGCGGCGGGCCCGGGCGCGCTGTTCAAGCAGCTGATCAAGGGCACGGCCGAGGCTTCCGGGGTGGAGATCGAGACCATCCGCAACGTCAAGGTGGCCCCGGGGAAGGTCTCAGGCACGGTGGAGGGCGTCACGGCCGATGACCTCCAGGGCGCGGCCCCTGCCATGGAGAAGCAGGGGCGGATGCCCATGGGGAGCATCACAGTCACGCCGAACCGGCATGACGCGGGCGCCCCCACGGTCACCGTGTCGAACCCCCTGGCGCTGGAGAACTCCGTCCCCCACCCTGGCCCGTCCGCCGTGGGGGCGAGCGTGGCCCGTCCGCTGCGGGTCGCCATGTTCCAGAACATGGAGCCGTGTGGGCTGGAGATCGTCGGCTCCCACCTCCAGATCATGGGCATGACCGGCGCGGCCAAGACCACGGCGGGGGCGTGGGGGATCTGGGGCGAGTTCGTCACCCGCAAGGACGGCGCCCTGATCGTGGTGGACATCACCAAGAAGGAACAGACCGTGAGACCGGCCAGGACCGCGCTGCACGGTGCGGTGACGGAGGTGAGCACGGCCCGGAAGTTCTTCAAGGAGTGGCTGCCCGCGTGGGCGGAAGAGAGGCTTGCCCTGATGGGCGAGCGCGGCATGATCGCGTGGGAAGAGCGTTCGGGCCTGTCTTACCTCCTGGTCTCGATCGAGGAGGCGGCCGACGTGTTCGAGCACATCGACATGGTGGAGTTCGTCAACCTCGCGCGCATGCTGCGCAGCGCGGGCGGCGGCTTCCTGTGGTCGCTCCAGCGCGCCGACTCCAGCCAGATGCCGACCATCGTCAAGGGCCAGGGCGGCGGGAAGGTTTGCTTCGGCGTCGAGTCCGCCCACGACGCCGGATGGGGCCTGACAGACGAGCAGGAGAAAGCGGGGGCGAAGCCCCAGCAGTGGCGCGCGACCCAGCCCGGCATGGCCTACGCGGACGCCAACGGGGTCCCGCGCGAGCGGATCGCCATGCCGATGCGCTGGTACGACTGGGGCGCCACCAACGCCGAGCGGGTGGCCAACTTCCGGGCGCACTGCGAGCGCTACCCGGCGTCGGCCCGCCCGGTCGACCCGATCACGGCCAAGCTGCTGGCCAAGATGGCGCCCACCCCCTCGGCCGGCGGGGGCGCGGCCGATGTGGCGCCGTCGGCGGACACGGAGGAAACCAACGTGAACAGCGAATACCTGCCCCCGAACCCCGAGCTTGACGAGCACGACGCGAGCAACCCGGTGAACCCGGACGCTGATCTGCCGGACGTGGCCGAGATCCCGCTGGGCAAACCGGCGGCGAGCAAACCCACGCCCGAGCAGGCGCGCGACGCGCTCGACCGGGAGCTGGGCAAGCATGCCGGCGGCGAGTGGTTCGCGCCGAAGGACCTCGGCGCGGTCCTGACTGCGACCGGCCTCGGCCGCGGGTGGCTTCAGAAGCAGCTCAAAGCCCGGGTTGCGTCGGGCGTGCTGGAGCACGACGACGACGCCGGACGCTACCGGGTGCGGGTACTACAGCACGCCTAACCTCAAGATCATCCGGGGTCGGGTGTGCGCCCGCCCGATCCCGGAGCGGCGAGCGTGACACCTCACGGGGTGTCACAGCGGGCCGTAACAGCACGGGATTACTGGTCAGAGCGTCGTGACACCCCGTGACACCCCCCCGTGACACCCCCCGTGACACCTGGCGTGACACCCCCTGTGACACCCGTGACACCTCCCGCGTGACACCCGTGACACCCCGCCGGCGACACGGCCGGTTGCGACCGAAATACCGAAAGATGATCAGTTCGGGGAGTAACGTCCCCCGGCAGACGATAGGAAGGTAGATCATGACGAGCGCCGCAATAACCGCCGATCAGGTGGCCGAGGCCGAGCAACGGGCGGAGCAGGCCCAGCGTGGGCGGGGGGTATGGGTCGCGGTCATGCTGCTCACCATCCTCGTATCGCTCGGGCTGAACATCGCGCACCCTTTCGTCTATGAGCCCGAGCCCGTCCCGAACATGCCGCTGAGCGATGGCGGCCGCACCCTGCTCGGGCTGCTCTCGGGTCTCCTGCCGGTCACGATGCAGGCGTTCATGTCTCATGCGATCTTTACCGACGCCCCTGGCGGGGTGAGGTTCATCGTTCTGATGATCTTCATTGTCGGTATGGGGATGTCGATCTCTCATCAGTACCAGTTGTTTCTACCGGCGGTAGGAGAGCTAAACGCGATGGGCACGGTTGCCGTGATCGACGTTCCGGCGTTGACCGCGCTGTTCATGATCGAGCGGGGGAACCGTGCTCGGCGAGCGGCTGAGCGAGCGGCGGCCGAGCGGGCCGAGGCCGAGCGCGAGCGGCAAGCGGCCGAGGCGGCGCGCGTCGAGCGTCTCCAGGCGACCGAGCGCCGGCGGGCCGAGGAGGACCGGGCGCGGGCCGAGCGTGAGGCCCAACGGCAGGCTGAACGCGAGCGCGCCGAGCAGGAGAAAGCCATCGCTGAGCAGGCAAAACGCGGCGATCTCACCGCGGAGCAGAAGCGTGCGATCATCCGCGCCGCCTACCAGGCAGACCCAACCATCAACGCCCCCGCAGCCAAGGCCGCGGTGGAGGGGAAGGGCGGGACGATCAGCGATCAGCGTGCCCGCGCGGTGCTCGCCGACGTCCGCGCCGAGGCGGCCGAGGGGCTGTCGAACGTGCGCCCGCTCCGCTCGACCGCCACGGGCTGACCGCTCGTCAGGCGCTCGCCGAGGCGCTCGCTGACCGCTCGTCAGGCGCTTGCCGAGGCGCTCGCTGACCGCTCGTCAGGCGCTTGCCGAGGCGCTCGAGGACCGCTCGTCAGGCGCTTGCCGAGGCGCTCGAGGACCGCTCGTCAGGCGCTTGCCGAGGCGCTCGAGGACCGCTCGTCAGGCGCTTGCCGAGGCGCTCGAGGACCGCTCGTCAGGCGCTCGCCGAGGCGCTCGAGGACCGCTCGTCAGGCGCTCGCCGAGGCGCTCGCCGACCGCTCGTCAGGCGCTCGCCGAACGCAGAAACGGCGCCCGCCGTGCCCCGTAGGAGGAGGGCACGGCGGGCGCCGTTTCGCGTCTGAGGGCCCTGCCGGGTGAGGGAGCGGCAGGGCCCGGTCTGGGTTACCGGCGGGCGGTCGTGGTGGTGAACCCGGCGGTAGAGGGGTCGCCCCCGGAACCGGCCACCACGGAAGCCAGGAGGCTGAGGACCGCGGCCATCCCGGCGAGCGATCCGGCCGTGCCCCAGTCGGCGTCAAGGATGCCGATCTGGTTTGCTCCCAGGGTGGCCAACGCCACCTCAGCGGCGGTGCGGATACCGCGCTCGGCCGCGTCCGCCCAGAACGCGCCAGTGAGCAGGCGCCGGCGGGGAGCCGGTGACAGGTTGTAGGACATGGGGGATCTCCTCGGGTCAGGCGGCGGGAGCCGCAGGATCGGGGACGTCCAGGCGCACCTGGATGCCTTCTATCGCCTGCTCGATGCGCGAGACGAGCGCCTCGACGTCGAGCACCTCGCCCGGCTGCATGGCGGCGATGGCCGCGGACAGCTCCAGGATCACCGCGCCCTGGGCGTCCAACTTCGCCTCCTGCCTGCGCAGGATTTCGACGATCGAGCGGCCCAGCTTGTTCGACTCGACCAGCAGGCTCTTGGCCTGCCACTCGGGGTTTTCCTTCGAGCCCCACGGCACGGGGATTTCGTACTTCCACAGGTCCTTGGCGGTCGGCATGTCGTCGTCCTCCCCCTCGATAAGCGCGCCCGAGGTGATCAACCGGTAGTTGCGGTCACCTGGGCACGTGGTGTTGATGAAGTCGCGGTGACCTTTCACCGCTCGGCCCACGCCGTGCTTGGCCATGAGCCACGAGCGCAGCTCACGGAACGCCCGGATCTGCTCGGCGGTCGGGTCCTCGGCCGGCCCGCCCATGAACGTCACCGAGTAGTAGGTTGCGTTGCCGCCCGGTTGGGCGGCCTGCTCGCGGCCGAGGCCGCGGCCCTCCAGGATCACGCCGTGCGGGCAGCACGCCCAGGAATAGCCGATGTCCAGCCACCCGCGGGAGGGCCCGACATGGAACGCCCTGGTGGTACGCCAGTACGCCAGGCACGCGCCGTGGGGCTTGGAGGCAAGCCCCTGATTCGACCCGTCGTAGTGCACCACCAGGCCCTTAGTCGGCCTGGCTGGCGCCGCGTCGGTCGCTGACCAGCCCAGCTCAGCGCGCGTCGTGATGTTCATGGGGCGTCCTCCTCGCTCGATGTGACGGGCACCAAGCCCGCGGCCCGCACTTGGCGGGTGAGTGCGCTCACCTGGCGCTGGAGATGGCCAACCTGGGCGGTCAGCCGGCCGATCTCGCCCTGCATGAGTGTCAGCGCCGCGTCGTACGACTCGCGTGCGCGCTTGTAGGCGTCGGCCTCGACCTGCCGCAGCCCCACGGACTCGGCGGCCAGGGCGCCGCGCCGCGCCGTACGCGCGGTGACGATCGCGGCGCCGATGCTGGCGAGCACGCCGAGAGCAGCCACCAGGACCGCGGTTACGTCCATCACACCCCCCGATCACGCCGCGCCGCTTCTGGCCAGCCGGCGATGACTTGGCAGAACGCGGCGAACGCGAGCCAGATCGCCCCGCCCACAAACGCGCGCGTGCTGATCTCGCCGAGCAGCAGCCCTGCCACGTGCAGGACCGCCATTCCGGCGCTGAGCGCGGAGGTCACAGCGAACGCGGCCCGCGCCTCGGCGTGGAACGCCTGGACCGTGCAGAGCGCCGCTGCGACGCCCCAGGGCACCGACCAGACCCACAGGGGTAGGAGGGCGCCCAGGAACGCATTCGCGCCCCCGGGGGCAGGCTCCACACACACCAGAGACGTGGCGTAGGAGGTCTCCAGCATCGCGAAGAACAGCAGCGCGCATCCTCGGCGGCCGATCCGCTGGCGGAGCCTGATCGTGAGCGGGTCTACGTCCCGCTCGTGGGCGCCGCTCATGGCATCGGGATCACGATGAGATCCCGCGCGGCGATGTCCGCCGTGTCGGGATCGGTGCCTGGCGTGGCCAGGAACATCGTGCGGATGTAGTAGCGGCGGCCCGGAGTCAGGTCCTCCAGCAGGGACACGCGGGTGCCGTATTGGAATTCTGTGTCCTGGGCCACCGACAAGTAGCCGCGGAACGTCACCGAGGGCGCCAACACCTCCTCGCCGCCGCTGTCCTCCAGGAACACCTGAGGCGCCAGAAAGATGCGGTCGATGCTCCCGCCGTTGTCGCGGAACCCCCCGCCGAGGCTGAGCCGCACCACGCCGGACGGCGGCGCCACGAAGAACACCCCGCACTCGGGATCGCCCTGCCCGCCGGCGTAGCCGGTGTTCGTGATGTTGGCCTGGGTGGTGTCCTCGGCGTGCGATCCGGTGGGCAGCGAGTTGCGCACGTAGTCGCCGGCCGCGCTCATGGCAGGCTCGCCACGATGATCTCGCGGCACGAGATGTCGGCCGAGCTGGAGCCGCTGTCGCCCGTGGCCACCGCGTACTGGACCACGGCGTAGTACACCTGGCCCGGGGTGAGCCCTTCCAGGACGCTTTCCCTGCTGCCGTAGTGGGGGCCTACTGAGCAGTTGTCGGACCCGAACCCGCGGCTTGTGACGGACGGCGAGAGCACCACGGCGCCCGAGCTGTCGGTCTCCTGGACCTTGGGCGACAGGAAAATCCGGTCGGCGCCGGCGGACTGGCCGAGCCCTCCACCGACGACCAGCAGCACGCGTCCGCTGGTGGGCGCCATGAACGTCACGGAGACCTCGGGGCTCCCGGTGGCGTAGCTGGAGTTGCTCGGGTTGCTGATCGCGGTGGCGTCCTGGGCCCACACGGCGGGCGGGTAGTCGAGCGCCCGGACCGGCCGGCCCGCGGCCGAGGACCCGAGCGGCGTGGGTGTCACCACCACCTCGCGCACGGCGATGTTCGCCGTACCGGCGCCGGTCGCCCGGTGCATGGTGCGCACGAAGTACGGCGCGCCCGCGGTCAGGCCCGTGAGCAGCGTGGTGCGCGATCGGTGGGCGTTGGCGGTGGCCTGCCCGGGAACGGCGCACCCGCGCAGCACCTCGGTTGTGGTGTTGGCGGCCAGCACCACCGCGCCGGACACGTCGGTCTCGCGCACCTCGGGCGTGACCAGGACGCGCTGCCCACCCGCGAGGCCGGACCCGCCGAGCCCCACCGACACGAGCACGGCGCCGCTGGTGGGCGCCGTGAACGTCGCCGACACCTCGGGCGATCCCGCGGCGTAGGTGGTGTTGGGGACGGGGTTGATCGCGGTCGCGTCGGACCCCCACACCGCGCTCGGGCGGTCGCCGGCGGATATCGGCGAGCCCACCAGGATGTCAGGCATTGGTGCCTCCTCACAGGGCGTAGACAACGGGCTCGGCCAGCTCGACCGCGGCCCCCGACGCGTGCGCCTTGGCGACGCCGTTGACGCTGCGCACGACGGTCAACGTCTGGGCGGTGCCGGTGGCCGCGCTGACCGCCGAGACGGTCATGCGCTCCCCGCCGATCAGCACGTCATAGCCGGACGCGGCGGTGTCCCACAGCGGCCCTACCGGTGTCGTGATGTCCACGTTCGTCTCGGTCGAGTCGAGCGCCTCGGCGGTCACGGTGGAGTGCGGCCCGTACCGGCCGGCCACGTCGTAGGCGGCCACCTGATACGGCGACGCGGGTACGCAGTTGGCGGTGACGTACCAACCGAACTGCTCGATCTCCTCGGCGAACCCGACCGCGAGTTGGGAGATCTGCCCGGGGGGCAGCCACTCGGGAGGGTTGTCGATCGTCAGCCGGTCGCCGACGTCGAGCCGCACCACCGCGGCCACCATGTCGTCCTCGCCGGCGGCGAGCAGCTTGCCGAGATTGACGGTCACCAGCGGGTAGCGGGTCTCATCAACCGTGCCGAGGTGGAGACGCCATCCAGCCTGATCGGGCAGCGCCGCGTCATAGCGCGGGTTGATGTCGAGCTGCTCGTCATAGCGGCCAACCCCGTCCGGCGGGGCTTGGATGGAGAGCGGACCGGACTCCAGTACGGCGCGAGCGCTGGAGCCGTTGACCCGCGACACCGTGACGTCATTGCGGACCTGTTGGTCGTCGTCGGTGGGCTCCAGCGGCGGCGCCAGGTGGCCGCCGGCGTAGTCGAGCTCGGCCGCGGCATCCTGGTTGTAGAGGCTCTCTCGGGTGCGGTAGGCCAGCCCGAGCAGCTCGCGCGGCTCGAACAGGATCCCCCCGTCCGTGTCGGCGGCCTCCCCGATCAGGTCGAGCAGCGCCCCCGGGTACTGGGCGCCCATGACGGTGGTCTGGTCGGCGTCCCCCCGCAGCACGCACGCGACGCCCTCCTCCGCGCACAGGCGCGCGATCCGCCGGCCCGCGGTCTCGCCTATCCACGCGTTGAGCTGGTCGCGCAGCTCGAACAAGCTGGTGATCTGGGATTGCACGGACAGGTGCCCGACCGTGATGCCGTCGATCCCGCCATTGGGGGAAACCACGATGCTCGATACCCGGCCCACGGTGTGCCCGGCCGCGGTCCCGAACGTGAACGGCGCGAGGCCGAGACCAGGTTCCAGCGTGCCTATCAGCCATTCGATGTCGGCGCCTACCTGCCGCAGCTCGATCGACGCCATGAACTGCGTGCCGTCCACGTTGAACGCGAAATCCCCGGTGTCGAAGATGGTGGCGCCGCCGGAGTCGATCGCGCGTAGGCCGAGCGTGCCGCCGGTGCCGTAGTGGACTTCCCAGCGGCGCACGCTGCCCGACGTGTAGATGGTCACCAACGCCTGATTGTCGGCGTCGCCGAGCGCCGGAACCGCGCACAGCCACCGGACTTGAGTCTCGCCGGTGTCGACGTAGGCCGGCGGCCCGCCCGAGAACGCGGCGCCGGCCAGGACCGGAAGCGGCGCCGAGGAGGCGAACCCGTCGAACGCGGCCAGCTCGGGCGCGCCGGTGATGACCAGCGGCCCCGTGCCGGGGGTGGCCGCGGCCAGGCTCTTGCTGCCCGGCGCGTCCTCCATCGGCCAGTAAGCGATGACGGACAGCGCGTCGATCGTCAACGCCCGGTACATCACGCTGCCCTCGACCGCCTCGCCCTGGCCGAGCCTGCGCAGGATGCCGGAGGCCTCGGCGGGCACCCACACGTCCACGCCGGTCACGTCCCAGCGGGCAGGCCATGAGGAGATCTCGCCGACCATCCGCGGCTGGCGGTTGGTGATCTCGGCGTCGCCCTCGACATCCCACGTGACCGGAACGGGTGCCGTGTCCGCGAACGAGGCGGCGCCCGGCGTCTGCACGGTGAAATCCGGGTTAGCGACCACCGTGCCGTCGATGCCGTCGCGCAGCTCGAAGCCGTAGATACGGCCCTTCACCGGCTCGGCCACCAGGCCCACGGCGTCGCCCAGCTCGATACCCGCCACGGTGGCAGCGATCGACGTGGTACCGGTGGTCACCACCGGGTCGCCGAGCTGCTCCCATGGGCCGTCAATGGTGGGCGCGGTGTAGAACGTCACGGTGTGCCCGCCGGCGCCGTTGTCGACGTCCAGGGTTGCGCGGATGGCCTGGCGGCCGCTCGCCGGCGCGGGCACGGGCACAGTCGATACCCGGTCCACGTCGGTGGCGGTGGTGCCGTCGCTGGAGTGCGCGAGCGCGACGTGGCCTGAGCCGCTGCCGATCAAGAACAGTGCCCAGGACCGTTGGTCTCCCGCGGCCTGGTACTTGGCGCACAGGTCCACGTGCTCACGCCAGTTGACCAGCTCCAGGTCTATCCGGATGTCAATGTCACCCGTGATGGCCATTTCCGCGGTGTTGGCGGCGTGCGCCTTGGACAGGGTGTCGCCTGGCAGGTCCAGGTAGGTGGACTGGCCGGCCACGGACACCCGTATCGGGGTGTTGCGGCCGAGCAGCCCGTAGTACGGCCCGGTGGGCTGGCGGGGGCTGTAGCGCCCATCGGTGTTGCGCAGGCTGAAAGCGGCCGAGGCGGGGTCGGCGCGGTGGCCCTCGTCTGCTCGGCCGCGGGTGATGGCCACCGCGTCGGTCTCGCGGCTGAACAGGTCGGCGGTGACGTCGACCCACTGACCGCCCAGGTAGAGCTGGGCGGTCAGGTCGAGCGGCTGAGCAGGGAACGCCATCGCGGTCACCTCCCGAAAGCCAGCTGGACGTTGCCGCGCCCCTCGACGCGCACGACCTTGCGGATGAAGCGGATCACCTCGGCGTCGCCGGACTCGAATCGAACGGTGATGGTGTGGGAGTCCCCGCCCGACCGCGCACCAGTACGGGCGGGCGGGGTGACCGGCCGGCCCCTGCCCCCGGATGGCAGGACCGCGCCGGCCAAGCGCTCGCCAGCAGCCCCGACGCCGGCGAGCGTGGACAGCACGCCCCCGATGAAGCCCGCGCCGGACATGACGCCCTGCTCGGCCATCACCTGAGACGGAGACTTGATCCGCAGCGCTTTGCGGATGCGGTTGACCAGGGTCTTGGCCAGCTTGTCCATAGCTGCCTCGATCCCCTTCTGCTGGGCCATCAGCCCGGACAGGAACCCCTTTCCGGCCTGCTTGCCCGCGTCGTAGAGGGCGTCAGCGCTGACGCGGCCGAGGTCCGTGGAGCTGGAGTCGATCGCGGCCTGGGCGGCGTTGAGCGAGCCCATCATCCCGGCGTCGGCGTTGAGCAGCGCGAGGCCGAGCGCGAGACCCTCCTCTGGGCCTGCCTCGATCACCTGCCGTAGCAGGCTCTTGTGCAGTCCTCGGCCGGCGAGCTGCTTCACCACGGCGGCGTGACGCCGGATGCGCGCCAACTTGGACGCCAGCTTGGCCTGGATGCCCGAGGCGCTCGGCCCGCGCTCCCCGAAATCCATGCCGGTCAGAGAGGCGCTGTCGCGCGCCGAGCCCGCCACGCTGACGGCGAGTTTCCGCGCGTCGGCGAGACGGGTAATCAGCGCGTCTCGCTGCTTGGAAAGCGCCTTTAGTCGATCATTCTGTCTGTCCACGACGGTCAGCAAGTCGCTCGCGCGAGCCCGCGAGATGCGGCCCTTGCGCCACGCCTCAATGATCGTGTCGGACATCTTCTTAGCGGCGGCCTTGACCTCGGACAGCGAGCCGGTAAGGCCCTTGACCAGGCCCTTTGATGTCATGCGGCCGATCCACTCGAACACCCTCGACGGCGACGCGATGCCGAGCAGGGACTTGGCAGCGTTGATCGCGCCGGACACGACGCCCTTGGCCGCGTCGACCACGGCGCCGGCCATGTTGCGTACGCCGTTGATGAGACCCTGCACCAGGTTGCGCCCGGCGGAGAGCAGCAGCGACCCGAGGTTGCCCAGCGCGGACAGGATGTTGCCGGGCAGGTTCCGGAAGAACGCGACCGCAGTCGAGACGCCCGCGCCGATCGCCGACACGGCGGACCGGAACGCCGAGACCACCGAGTTCCAGGCAGCGGGCACGTTGGCCACGAGCCACTGCACAGCGCCGGACAGGGCGGACACGATCACCGTGGCGAGCTGGGCCACCCACCCGATCACCGTGCCGAGGGCGGGCGCGAGCATGCCCACCAGCCACGCGACCAGCTCGCCGAGCATGACGAGCAGGGGCGACGCTGCCACGAAGATCTCGCCGAGGGCGCCGGCCAGCGTGGACACGGCAGGGATCAACGGCTGGACCGCAGGCAGTAGGGCGCCGATCACCTGCTGGGCGACCTGGCCGAACACGCCCACGATCACCGACAGGGCGGGCACCAGGGCGCCGATCAGCGACCCGACCAGTTGGAAGATCGGCGGCAGAAGTGGAGCCAGCGCGGCCACCAGGGAGCCCACGGCGCCGATCAGTGGCGACAGGGACGACGCGACAGACCCGAGGATCGGCCCGAGCTGCGCCATCACGGGCTGGAGACTGGCGCCGAGGGACGTCGCCAGTTGCGCCACCAGCCCGAGCAAGGGCCCGATGACAGGGGCGCCGAGCTGGATCAACCCGGACAGGAGGGGGCCGAGCGCACCGACGATCGTCCCGATAGAGCCGAACATCTGCTCAAGCTGTGGCGCGAACTTGCCGGCGGTCTCGGCCACCATGGTCAGGGTGGACGCCAGCCCCTTCATGACCGGCTTGAGCCCGGCCCCGATGGCGCTGATCAGCGGCGAGACGGCCTTGGCGATGGGCGCGAAGGAGGCGATCAACGGCTTTAGCCCGCTGACCAGCCCGGACGTCAGATCGTTGAGCGCGGGAGCCATCGCCGTGAACGCCTCGGACAGCGACGACTTGAGCGGCCCGAGCAGCGTACGGGCCTGCGTGGCGACGTTCTGCAGGACGGGCACCAGCGGTTGCGCGGCCTCGACTATCGCGGCCTTGGCGTCCTTGCCCAGGTCCTTGAAACTGGCCTGGACCTGCTTGTTCGTGGCGGCGGCGGCGATGCCGATGCCGGCGATGCCGAGGCCCACGCCGGCGATGCCGACCGACAGCCCGGCGAACGCGGCCGAGCCGACCGCGCCCAGCACGCCCATGGCCTTGGTCGCGCCGACCGCGCTCCCGACCGTGCCCCGCCCAGCGCCGCGCAGCGTGGCACTGAACGTGCGCACCGCGAGGCCCTCCCGCGCGAGCACGCGCGACAGATTCGAGCGCGCCAGGATCGAGAACAGCAGGGAGGTATCCGACATGGAGTCACCCCCCTGTGTTCACTTGTTCGCCTGCTCGGCCTGCCGGTGGAGCTCGTCGATGTAGTCGCACGCGGAGATCAGCTCAGCCGCGGTGAGCATCTCCCGCTGTTCCCAGGGCCTTACGCCGAGGACTTCTGAGATCGCCCACTGGTAGCGTTCGCGCCGCTCTTGGAGAGCGCTTTTCCCTCGGGCTCGGCGGCCGAGTTCAGGGCGGCCTCGCGTTCGCGGGCCTCGGCCAACTCCGCGTCCATGACCGCGAGCAGCTGCGCTGTCTGCACTTCGGGCAGGCCCGCCTTGACGACGCGGTCGCGGTACTCGGTCAGCTCGGCCACCGAGTGCTGTATCTCCAGCTCGCCGGCGTAGAAGTCGGGGGTGTCCTCGTACCGCATCGTGGGGTGCGGCATGCTCATGAGATGCCAGAGCAGTACCCGGCGAGCCCGCATGTTCCCGGACTGGACGCTCTGGAGCCACACATCCCAGTTCTCGTCAGCGCGCCGCTCGATCATCTCGGCGCGGCTCGCTCGCACGCGCCGAGGGTCGAACACCCAACGCTGCTCTTCGCCGTCCTCGGGACGGTAGATAACGATCATCTCTTGGTCTCCTCACCTAGAACCGGATTCTGATCTTGATGCGGCGCGCGGTGGCGTCCATCGCCTCCAGCACCGACCGCCGGAACTCGCCGCGCCGCTCTTCTAGCGGCTCGTCGAAGTAGCCCGGGTTGCCCATCTGGACCACCCACCGGTCGCTGCCGTACACGCGGTGACGCCAGCCCTTCGCGGAGTTGATCCGCTTGGGCGCGTGGGCGAAATTCCGGACCGCCGGCGTCCTGCGTGCGCGCACCCGCACACCGATGGCCTTGCCGGAGAGCTTGACCTCGGAGCGGATGCGCTTGGCGACCGCCGGCCGCAACGGCTCACCTCCCGCGGGCGGAATCCCTCCATGCACGGGCATGGCCATTACGCCGGACTTGATCTCAGCGACCGCGGGCGCGAGCGGTTTCTTCAGCTCGCGCAGCAGATCGCGCCGCAGCTGCTTGCCGTCCTCCTCGCGCTTGAGGGCGCGGCCGAGCTCCAACAGGGCGCGCTGCTCTATGGTCAGCTCGACCGCCACCGCGCGCCCTACGCCACAGCGCGCGAGACGGCGCCCGAGGTGGGATAGGAGACCTCGGCCTCGGCCACGTCGCCGACGCTGCCCGCGATCGGCTTCCATTCCTTGATCAGGACCGCGCCCGAGTACTCGGGGTTGCTCGCGCCTACCGCGGCATTGTCCGCGCGCACCGCGAACGTCTGCGGCGTGCGGGTCAGGAACAGCGGCCACATGATCGAGTCGAGTTCGGCCGCGGCATAGTCGTTTTTGAACTGGAGCGCGAGCCCGCCCGAGGCGAGCCCGCCGAGGATCTCCTTCCAGCCGAGCGAGGCGAACGTGGTGACGTCCTTGTCCTCGACCTCGGCCGTAAGTTCGATCTTGCTGCATCGGTCGGACAGGTCGTTGCCGGCGAGCGTGAGGTGAGCTGCGAGCAGCACCATTCTGGCCACGGCGGGCCCCTTTCAGGCAGAACAGATAGATGGAGCGGCCTTCGGCCGCGCGTCTTTCGGCCGCACCCTCGGCCGCGCTGGCGGGCGCGGTCGCGCGATGCTGAGGGCGGGTCAGGTAGAAGGTGCGGCCTTCGGCCGCGCGTCTTTCAAGGCGCGATGCGTGCCCGCGCGGGCGGGCGTGGTCAGGCGATGCCGAGCGAGGCCAGGAACAGGAATGACGGCGTGGTTCCGGTGATGGTCCACGAGATGCGCCACCAGGTATCAGTGACCGGCCCGGCCGCGGTGAGGGACTGTCCGCCCACGGCGTCGGCCGCGGTGAACGTGCCTCGCACGGTGGCCGAGCCGAACGTGTCATCCGCTGAGGACTCCACCGAGGCGGTAAGGCTCGGCGTGGTGCCCGCGACGGACAGCACGTGAAGCGAGGCGAGCAGCCGTTGGCCGGCGGCCAGGGCGCCCAGCTCCAGCCCCGTACCGTCCCCATCAGCGGTGCGCGCCGTACCCGGCGGGTGCGCGACCACGCCCCGCACGGCCAGGCCCGAGCCCTTCGCCTGAGCCTCCCAGGGCGCCACCTCGCCCACGGCCTCGCCGAGCTTGTAGGAGGTGATCAGGCCCGCGCTGGAGTAGGCCAACGCCCCATCGGCGGCCGAGAGCGGGCACACCGTCCACGGGTGTGGCGCACGGCCGGTCATGTGCTCCCATGCCGTGTCGTCGACCATGCCCGGGTCGCCTGCTTCCCATTGGCCGGACGCCGTGATGCTGGTGGAGGACAGCCCGCCGAGGATCTCCTTCCATCCGGCGTCGGGGTCGTCGTCAGCGCGGAAGCTGGTGGCGTCCTTGTCCTCGATCTCCATGGCCAGATCGACCTTGTTCGATCTGGCGGTCAGATCGGCGCCGGCCGCGAAAATGCGGGTGTTGAGCAGGACGGTTTTGGCCACGGGGTCACCCCTCTCCGATGATGCGCACGATCAGTTCGGCGCCGAAAAACTGGATCTCGCCCACCTGATACATGCGGTACGCCTGAACGCGCATCAGGTGCAGGTCATCGCACAGTCCGCCCAACGCGGCCTCGCCCGGTGCGCCGCGGGCGGCCACCAGAGCGGCCTTGACGGACAGCGGGCCCGAGCCCGCCAGGTAGCGATCGAGCGCGGCCTGTCCCGCCCGGTCGTCAGCGCGGGAGACGAGCAGGCGGCACGTCACCCTGATCTCGTCCATGCCGCGGCCGAACGCCCGGTCAAAGTCCACCTCGACCTCGCCGGCGTAGAAACACGGCTCGGGCACGGCGTCGGGCACGTACCCGAAACAGTTCAGCGAAGGGATCGCCGAGCGTACGGCGTCGGCGAGCCCCTCACGGATCAGGCCCGGCTGCACTACCGGCCCCGCTTACTCGATCGCGGCTTGTCGACCACCTCGGCCGGCGGCGCGGGCTCGGGCTCGGCGGTCGCCGGCGGGCGAGGCACCTGGCCGCGAATCCTGGTCGGCTCGGCCGCGAACAGGTCGGGCCTCTCGACCACCAGCGGCGCCTGACTGTCCCACACGTCGCCCGTGGCGATCGGCGAGATGCCCCCCGACCAAACCACCGTGGTATCGGTGCGGGCGTAGACAACGTCACTCATGAGGGCCTCCTATGCGATCCCGGGCAGCGTGTAGGGCTCGATCAGGGCGAGCACGTCGGGGTCCAGGCGAGGCACCCGCACCAGGCCCCATTCGGCGCTACCGGCCACGCCCTCGGGCGAGTCCTTGCGCCGGTAGAGGCGCCCGGCCTGGAGGCGCGCGGCCTGCTCGATGTCGTCGGGGATGGCAGGCCACCCCCACGCCGCAGTGACGCGCACGCGGGTGCGGCTCGTGCCCCACACGCCGGCGGCGAGCAGTAGCCCCGTGACCGGGGTTCCGTCGATCAGTGCCGTGTCCGGCCACGTCTCGTAGTCCGTGATCGCCGTCCACGAACTGGTAGTGCCGACCTCGACCAGCAACCCAGCCGTGGCCCCGATGTCGTCGACAAGCAGCAGCTCTCCGCGGTCGTCGCACACCGTTCGCCCGTGCGGGTGCAGGACCCGCGCGCTCTCGGCGTCGTCGAGCCAGAACCGGCGGCCGGTCTGCCGGTCGATCGCCCGCGAGGCTGCCGTGATGGCCCTGCTCAGCAGGGTGTCTCTGGCGGTGTCCGTGATGCCGAGCTGGAGCTTGAGCGTGGCCAGGTCGGTGTAATCCTCGGCCATGACGGGCCACCTCCTCGGCTACGTGGTCGACTTGCCGGGCGCCCGCCGGCCGCGCGGCGCCCGCTGGGCGGTCTCCTGCTTGGTCTCCTGCTTGGCCGGCGGGCCGAGCGGCGGCGGCTCGACACCGCGGCGCCGCAGCTCGGCGTCCACCGCGGCGATGCGCTCGGCCATGCCGCGCACCACGTAGCCCTCTCGTTCGCGCAGCAGGGCGGCCACCATGCCGTCCTCGGTCAGCGGCTCGCGCTCGATCTCTTGATCAGACATCGGTCATTCCTCCCGCCCCCGGTGGTGGAGACCTCGGCCCGCCCCCAGGGGAGCCAGGCGGGCCGAGGCCGATCGGGGGCTAGGCGAAGACCGGCGTGACCAGACCGGTACCGCTGATCTTGCGGGCCTGGGCGTACCGGGCGTGGGTGTAACCGAAGTAGCCCCACACGACCAGCAGCACGCCCAGGGCGGCGGCGTGCGTCTGCTCGGCGCGGATGAACATCGGCGCTGAGGCGTCCTCCCACAGGTGGCACTCCATGCGGTCCACGAGGTAAATCTCGTCCTCGTTGGTGCCCGCGCCCAGGTTGGTGGCGATGTTGTTGTCAACGATCACCGGCGTTCCGTTGGGCAGTACGCCGCGTACGCCTCGGCCGTACGCCTCGGCGTAGTTGGCGCCGAGGGTCTGCGCCACGATCCCCGGCTGGGTGATCATCGGCCAGGTGGACGCCATGGCGGCCTGGAGCCAGTACCACCGGCGGGAGTGCATGACGGCGATGTTCTCGCCGCTGGACTGGTCGAGTAGAGCGGCCTCGACACCGGAAAGACCCTCGATGATCTTCGGGTAGGCCTCGGCCGCGGTCGGGTCGGCGTCGGTGTAGGTGACTGCGGTGGCCACCGCGGAAAGCCCGGTCGTGGCCTGCGTGATCAACGTCGAGTCCAGCGTGGTGGCGTACCGGCGGAACAGGTCATCCATCACAATGGCCTCGATGCCGGTCCCGCGCTCGATCGCCTGGCGGGAGATCGTCTGCTGACCGGCCGCGGTCTGCACGGGGATCGACAGAATGGTGTCGTCCATGTCGGTCTCGTCAACCGCCGTGTTCTGCGTGGCCTGGAGATCGGTGGACGTGGCGGTGGTGATGCGGGAGATCTCCACCGTCATGCCCTGGGCGGGCAGCTGGTGTCCCCTGATCGCGTCGGCGAACGGCCGGCGAGCAGCCACCGCGGGCGCGTACAGATCGGTGAGGTACTGCGGCACGACCAGGCCCGCGAACGCGCCCGTGCCCACAGCGCGCTGGAGGTACTCCGCGCGCTCCACCCGCTCCTCGGCCATGTGCCGCGCGAGGCGGCTCTGCGCCTCGTAGTCGCCCAGGAACGCGGCGGCCACGTCGCGCTCGAACGCGGCGCCGCGCGGGTCCTGATCCTGGCGGTAGGTGCGCTCCTCGGCGCCGACCCGAACGCGGCGGTCCTGGCCAGGCACTGGAACATCGGTCGGCGTGAGGCGCTGCGAGAGCGCCGCGATTTCCTCCTCACGCGCCTGCTCGGCCTCCAGCGCGGCCAGCGCCTCCTGGCGTCGGGTCACCTCGGCGTCTGCGGCGTCGCGGGCGTCGCGCCGCTCGGCCACGGCCTCCTCGGTCAGGTTCGGGTCTTCCCGCAGCGCCATCAGGGAGTCCTGGGCCTGCGTGCGTGCCGTGATGGCGCCCTGGAGCGCGGTACGGGCCTGCTCGATCATCTGTGCGAGCGTCATAGCTCGATCTCCTGTCGTGCGTGATCGGATGTGACGCCCCGCCAGTCCAGGACAGACGGCCACCCGAGGCGATAGCGCCGGATGGGCTCGTGCGCGCGGTGCGCGAGGCAATGCACCGTCCGGGGGAGTAGTCCCGGACGGGAGTAGTGGGGGCCCTGCTCGACCCGACCGCACGGGGTCAGGTGTGGGTGCGGCGGCCGAGCAGGGCGCGAACCCGCCCAACGGCGGGTGCTTGGAAAGGTCAGCGGGCGAGCGCGAGTTCCAGCAGCGCGCGGGCCCGGCTCGACTCGGCCGGCCGAGCGCGTACGCCCGACTCGGTGTGAGGGTTGGCGCCGTAGCCGACGATCGCCACGTCGCCCCGGTGGATGTCGTACCGGGTGATCCGGTACTCCTCGTAGTCGGGCGACCATTGGCCGGCCTCGATCCGGAACGCGAACGACATCTCATCGACCAGGCCCGCGCGGAGCTTGGGCACGATGTACGCCACGTCGTGATCGGCCATGTCCAGGGCGGCGGCGTGCACGCGCAGACCGGTCTCGTCCTCGGCCAGGGTCAACGTCCCATTGGTCGTGCGGGCGATCCGCCGTAGCTGATCGTGCTGGAGCACGAGCGGCACGTCCAGGTCAGCGCGGGCAAGCGAGTCGGCGCCGGCGCCGGCCGAGACAACCTCGGTGTATGGGCCGTACCAGTCCCACATGGTGTATCCGCGCTCGTACACCGTGGCGTAGCCGTCGAACTCGACCGTTCCGGCCGAGGGGTCGGCGGCGGCCCTGATCTCGATCTGGGCGGGCACCAGGGCGGCCGCTCGGGCTCCCTGCTGCTCGGCGCATCGGCGCTGCGATGGCCGGTCTGATCGCTGCCGTACGTTGCGGGCGCGCTCGGCCGCGGCGGCGGCTCGATCATTCATTCGTCGGTCCTCCTGCCGAGGCGGTGGTGGGTTGCGTGCGGGCGGCGCCGAACAGCCGGTCGAACTCGGCGAGCTGCTCGGCGGTGAGCGGCGCCAGGTCTTCCAGGGCTCGCGCCTCGTTCGGCGTCAGCGTCCGGGAGTTGATCCGTGCCGCGATGGTGCGGGCGCGGGCCTCGGGGTCCATCGCCAGCAGCGCCGAGCGGTTGAGCTTGACGTAGCGCGGCCCGGGAACCATGCCGCGGGTCAACGCATCCTCGCGGCGGCTCACGGCCGGCCCAAGGTTCATGATCAGAAATTGCAGGTTGCGTTGCGTCATGCTCGCGTAGGTGATGCTGCCGGTGGACACTGCCGCGTCGATCAGGTCGGACGGCACGCCGAAGAACCGCGCAATGTCGGTCAGCGAGAACTCTCGGGCCTCGATGAACTCGGCATCCTTGGCTACCGACTGGATCGGCTTGTACTCCCAATCGTTGCCGTGCACGAAGAGATCACCGTTGGCAACGCTCGCTTTGAAATGATCTTTAGCGATCTGGGCGTCTTTCCTATCGATCTTCTTCGCGGTGTTCTTCAGCTCCGCGAGCGGCACGGCGCCGCCGGCGAACCATTCCCGCGCGAACTTCTGGGCGTTCAACGCCTCCTCGATCGACCACGCCGCATACGCCACCGGCGACAGCCCGAGCGGCAGGCCCGCTACGGTGAACTGCTTCTCGTGCCACACGTCCCACGGGTCGTACTCAACGCCCGCAATCACGTACTTGACGATCTCGGCGCCGCGGGCGCGCACGGTCACGTCACCGAGCGCCACCAGCTCCACCCTGGCGGGCAGGAACCGCCCGTCAGGGCCCTTGACGCCCGAGCGGGCGGTGATCAGCCCGAACGCGTTCCCCGCCCGGTCCACGTCGATCTGGGAGCTGTACAGCCACTCCTGAATCCCGACCCGATCGCCACCAGGGGAGATCAGCACCGGCGGCGTGGCCACCTCGACCTGAACCCCGTTGATCCGCCGGTAGACGTCCACCGGCATCGTGGAGATCAGGTCAGCGCGTAGCCGCAGGCACGCCCACACGGCGCTGTGCCGCATCGCTGTGTCGTTGGTGACCACCACCCCGCCCGGGTCGCGTATGCCGCGCTGGAGCCGTAGCAGCTCCTCGGCGGTGGTGATGTTCGCGTCACGCTGCCAATAGCCGCGGATCTTGGACAGTACGCCCACGGTCTGCCTCCTATCCGAAGCTGTCTGCCACGTCGTAGTCCTCCTCCACCAGGTGAGCGCGAGCCAGCCACGCCCACCGGGCGAGCGTCACGCACACCAGCGGCGAGATGTCCACGGTGGACGTGCGCCGAGCCCACGCCCACGCATCGCCGAGCGGGCGCGTTGCGGCGCCCTTGATGGCGTCGGCCAGGATCGTCTGGCCGATGTGGTGGAACTCGGCGTCGCGCACGGCGTCGGCGAGTTGGCCGCACGCGGCGGCCACGTCGCGGGCGGTGGGAATGGCCAGGTCACCGTATTCGGGTTCGTCCAGGTCAGCGGGTGTGACGATCGGCGGGTCGAGCTTGCCGAGCGGCTCCACCATCGTCACGGCCGGCCCGGCGGTGTCGATGCCGATGGCGACCGGGTTCCAGCGGTCGCGCAGCCTGGCCAGCTCGGGCACGATCCATGACGTGCCCGGCCGCTGCTCGATGATCTCGGCGTGGCCCTTACCGTCCTCCCGCAGCCCGTACACGCCGATGCACGCCGAATCGCGCGACGGCGTGATGTCGACCGCGAACGCCATCGCCCCGACCCTCTTGGACTCGGCGTCCATGATCTGCTCCCACGCCTTGATGTCGAGCACCCGAGGGCCCTCACCAGCGCGAGGCAGCCACGCGCCGAGGCGCTCCATGCAGAACGTGACCGTGGGCCCGAGGCCCGAGGGTTTCACCTCGTCTTCCACGGTCTCCTCGGCGATCCGAATGCCCAGAGACGGGTTTGCCGCGCGCCACCGGCGGCGGTCGGTAGCCGCGGCGCGTACCTCGGCCGCGTCCGCGAGGTTGATGTCCTGCCCCCAGTCGAAATGCGCGAGCCGCTCGGCGCCGGCCTCGCCGTCGTCGCGCAGCCCGTAGCACCACGCGGCAGGGTCATCGGGCGGCGTGCCGCAGATCCACATCTGGTGGTTCGGTCGCGCCGAGAGCGTGGGCAGCATCGCCGCCATGATCTCGGCAGTCAACGCCTGCCCCTCGTCCAGGATCACGCAATCCCCGCTGAACCCTCGGCCGGAGTTCTTGGACCTGGCCACGAACCGCAGACGGCCCCCGCCGGCGGCGCGGGTCAGCTCTATCCCCTGCTCGCCGTTGGCCTGCCACACGCGAGCGACGCGCTTGGACAGGTAGGCCGATCCCTCGATCAGGCCACGGATGCGGAGAAAACCTTCCTGGGCGGTCTTGTACTCGTGCGCGCTGTGGAGAATCAGGCGTTCCCCGCCGAGGAACAGCCCCCACAGCTCACGCGCCTCTAGACAGCCCCCCTTTCCGTTCTGTCTTGGCACCCACAGCGACACCTTGGGCGCGGCCCACTTCCCGTCAGCGCGTTCCCCCAGCGAGTGCGTGAGCACGTGCTGTTGCCAGGGGTCCAGGTGTAGGCCCGCCTCGGCGGCCAGGTCGATCGCCTCCTGGCCGGCCGAGCTGACGTAAGCGGGGTAGTGGTCAACCCGAGGCTTCTGCGCGCCTCTGCGCACGCTTGGCGGCGAGATCGTCAATGGGGTCCACCTCCGCCCCTGGGAGCGCCTCGATCGCGTCGAGCACGGCCCGCAGCTCCTTCGCCACCGCGGCGGCGGCCTGCCCCTTGGACCTGGCCAGCTCGGCCGCGAGGCGGTTTCGGATCGCCTCCAGCGCCGTACGCATGTCGCCCTGCACGGCGCCGGTCACGTCGGGCGGCGGGATCTCGTTCTGACGACCCATGACGACCTCCAGGCGTACGGTTGGCGGTGGACCTTCCGGGAACAGGGCCCGCCGAACTACTCCGGGAGGTCCTCACTCGTCTGATGGCTCGGGAACCACCGTGCTCTGCCGCAGTTCGGCCAGCGCGTTGAGCGCCGCCTTGGCCGCGGCGCCCGAGGCCACGATGACCACTCGGCCGGTCGGCTCGAACTGGCGCCACCCGTCCGGCGTCGGGTCGATCTCGCGGTCTTCCCCCACGACGAATAGGCCCGGCGGTAGGAGATCGAACACGCGCCGCAGATGCGCGAACGCGGTACGGCTCTGCCACTCGTGGCGGCGGCGCGCGATGTGGTGCTGAAGGTCTTCCGGCATCATGCGCCGAGCACCTCCCGCAGCTTGGCCACGGCCTCCTCGGCGCGCTTGCGCCGCTGAGCCGGCGCTCCGGAGTCGCAGCACGCCTCCCGCGTCCACGGGTACGGGAACCCCCTCGGGTCCGTGCGGTTGCCGTGGTACGGGCAGCGCTCGGGCAACGCGTCCAGCGCCTTGGCGAGCGCGCCGAGG